TGACAGATAAACAAAAGAAATTTGTTGAAGAATACCTGATTGATCTGAATGCCACACAAGCCGCAATTCGTGCAGGATATTCACCAACAACAGCCGGAAGCATTGGACAAGAAAACCTGACAAAACCTGAAATTTCAAAAGCTATTTCAAAGGCACTTGCCGAACGTTCAAAGCGTACCGGAGTGACACAGGATAGGGTTGTTCGTGAGCTTGCCAAAATTGCATTTCTGGACATGACGCAGGTTGTTGACGATCACGGACGTATCAGGGACGATGCGACACCAGAAGACCGGGCATGTATCGAATCCATAAAATACAAAAGTTCTTCCGGTGATCAAGGCGAATCCGTTGAACGTGAAGTAAAGGTTGCTTCAAAACTGAAAGCCCTTGAACTTTTGGGCAAACACCTTGGAATGTATAGTGACAAGCTGAACATTGAAGGTGCGGTTCCTATTGTGATCAGCGGTGCAGATGAATTGAAGGAATAAGGGAATGGCAGGAAGAAATGTGCAAAACCTGTTTCTTCCTGAAATTGTCGGAAAAGGATACAAACGCTTCTGGAATTACACGGGAAGATACAGAGTTGTGAAAGGAAGCCGTGCTTCCAAGAAATCTAAAACAACAGCGCTCTGGATTATCTGCAACATGATGAAATTTCCAGGTGCGAACACGCTTGTAATTCGTAAAACATTCAGAACATTAAAAGATTCCTGTTTTGCTGAATTGAAGTGGGCGATTCACAGATTCAAGGTTGACGCTTTTTGGGACGTGAAGGAAAGCCCGCTTGAAATGACATACAAGCCAACCGGCCAGAAGATTTACTTCCGTGGATTGGATGATCCGTTGAAGGTCACATCCATCACAGTTGACATTGGGTGTTTGTGTTGGATGTGGATCGAAGAAGCATATGAAATCACGAAAGAATCTGATTTTGACATGCTGGATGAGTCCATCCGTGGTGAAGTTCCTGAAGGACTGTTCAAACAGATAACGCTTACCTTCAACCCATGGAATGAACGACACTGGATGAAACACCGGTTCTTTGATGATCCAGATGATCAGACGCTTGCACTGACCACAAATTACAAGTGTAATGAATGGTTGGATGCATCAGATTTAAAAGTCTTTGAAGACATGAAGAAGCGCAATCCACGGCGGTACAAAGTCGCAGGTCTTGGCGATTGGGGAATTGTGGAAGGTCTGGTGTATGAGAACTGGAAAGAACAGTCTTTCACGCTGGACGATGTGCGCGGATTCCATACAGTGTGCGGCCTGGACTTTGGTTATACCAATGATCCTTCCGCATTTTTTATTGGTTTTCTGGATTTGGAAAACAAACGCCTGTATGTGTGGGATGAAATGTATGAAACCGGATTAAGCAACCGGAAGATATATGAAACCATCACGGGTATGGGATATGGGAAAGAAACAATCACGGCGGATTCCGCTGAACCAAAATCCATTGATGAATTGCGTTCTTTGGGGCTGTACGTCCACGGCGCAAAGAAAGGCAAGGATTCTATCAACAACGGGATTCAATGGATTCAGGATTTGGAAATTATTGTTCATCCGCGCTGTGTGAACTTCCTGACAGAAATATCTAATTACATGTGGAAATCTGACCGGTTCGGAAAGAAGCTGAATGAACCGATTGATGATTTTAACCATCTGATGGATGCCATGAGGTATGCGCTTGAACAGTATATCCTTGGCAATGGATGGATTTATTAAGGCGGTGATGAAATGCTGACAAAAGAAGAACTGAAGCTGTTCATTGACGAAGATATGGCGTCAGTGAAAAAGCAACAGGCACTTACCGGCGCACGGTACTATGACGCCGAACATGATATAAAAAATTGCCGTCTGTTTTTCTATAATTCAGATGGCCAGTTGGTTGAGGATACGACAAGGGCAAATGTAAAAATTCCCCATCCATTCTTCACAGAATTAACAGATCAGGCCACACAGTACATCTTGTCGGGTGATGATCCGTTTGTTGTGTCAGATGATCCAGACCTTCAAGATGAACTGGACAGCCGGTTTAACAATAACGATGACTTCCGGGCAGAACTGTCAGACCTGATTACAGATTGCCAGACAAAGGGATTCGCGTATATGTACGCGCTGAAGGATGCCAATGACAAGATGCGCTTCACGTGCGCGGATGCCATTGGCGTGATTGAGGTGGAAGGCCGTTTTGCCGGTGATGGTAAAGACCATGTGATTTATTGGTATATTGATCGGATCGACAAAGACGGGCACAGAATCAAAAAGATTCAGGATTGGGATGATTCGGAAACCCACTACTACACACAGGACGATGAGGGAGAAATTCAGGATGATGCGGATGAAATTTACAACCCACGTCCGCATGTTCTGTATACCAAGGGGGATGGAAAGACTTATGGTGAAGCCCTTGGGTTTGTCCCGTTCTTCCGGCTGGACAACAACAAGAAACAGTTTTCCAACCTGAAGCCGGTCAAGGAACTGATTGATGACTATGATATGATGGCCAGTTCCCTATCCAACAACCTGATTGATTTTGATCATCCGCTGTATGTGGTTAAGGGATTCCAAGGTCACAATCTGGATGAACTTCAGCAAAACCTGAAAACGAAAAAGATGATTGGAACCGCACCGGATGGCGGTGTGGAAATTCACACGGTCGATGTTCCGTTTGAAGCCCGAAAGACAAAAATGGAACTGGATGAAAAGAACATTTATCGGTTTGGGTTTGGCCTGAATTTGTCCGGGTTGAAGGATACAAGCGCCACAACGAACATTGCGATCAAAGCAGCCTATTCCCTTCTTGATTTGCGATGCAATCGCTTGGAAACACAACTGAAGCGGTTCCTACGCAAGGTTGTTAACGTGGTCATTGATGAAATCAACAAGGAACAGGGCACAGATTACCAGACAGATTCTGTGCATTTTGAATTCACTCACGAAGTCATGAGCAACGAACAGGAAAACGCAACGATTGAAAAGACAGATGCAGAGAAGAAACAGGTTGAGATCAACACGCTTCTTTCTCTTCAGTCCGTCATTGGTGATGAACAGGTTATTCAGATGATCTGTGATGTTCTGGACATTGATTATGATGATATCAAAGATCAGATTCCGAAGGATGATCCTTATGCAGATTTAGAATCACAGTTAGGCGGTGAAGGCAATGGCATTGAACAACCGAATGAAGGAAGTCCAGAAAGCGGCGCTGAGTGATGAAAAGCACACCATTCAGCTACTTCAGCGGATATATGAACAAGCCGCCAAGGATACAGAAGCCAAGATTGCCGCATTGAACGCACGGACAGACCTACAGAATATCCAGTCCATTGTTTACCAGAAACAGTATCAGGAAGCGTTGAAGAAACAGCTTGATGGGATTATCAATGATCTGCATACACAATCATTCACAACGGTTTCTGAATATCTTGGAAAATCTTATGAACATGGATTTTATGGCACCCTTTATGATTTACACGGTCAGGGGGTGCCATTTCTGTTTCCGATTCGTCAGGATGAAGTTGTAAAAGCCCTGAACAATGATTATTCCAACATTGCCAAGACACAGCGCGGCAAGGATATCTATAAGCGCATGGGCGAAAATACAGATTACCTGAAAAAGGCAGTCCGTGCGGAAGTATCACGGGGTATTGTAAACGGTTCTTCTTGGCTGGATATGGCAAGTCACGTGGCAAAGGGAATGAACAGCCCGTTCAACCGGGCAATGAAGCGGGCGTTCCTGATAACCCGCACAGAGGGGCACAGAATTCAGAATCAGGCAACCGTGGATGTGCAGAAACGTGCAAAGGGCTTGGGTGCTGACATTGTGAAACAATGGGATGCTACGTTGGATGCCAATACAAGGCCATGGCATGCTGAAGCTGACGGACAAATTCGGGAAATTGATGAGGAATTTGATGTTGGCGGCGAAAAGATGAAAGCGCCAGGAATCGGTGGTTCCGCACGGAATGTGTGTAATTGCCGGTGCGTACTTCTTCAGCGTGCAAAATGGGCGCTGAACAAGAATGAAACAAAGTATCTTGGTGATGTGTCCAGTATGACGGATAAGCAAAAAGAAGATATTGCCAAAAAACTTGGTGTCAATGTGGATGAGTTGCCAAAAATTTCAAAATCAATTGTTCCGATTCATGCAACAGATTATAATGAATTTAAAGAGAAGGCGCAAAACGTCCCAATACAGAAAATTATTGACGATTTTGTAAATGGTAAATCAACTGACCGCAAGGCATTGGGCGAACGCATATTGAAAGAATATGGTGTTGATGGTGTCCCGGTAAACATCAAGGATATGGCCGATTATGGATATTGCAGTATTCGTATTCAGAATGGAAAACTTACTGTTACGGATTATAACTTGAATGCCCGTGACAAACGAAGTATTCCATATCAGATTAAAACGGCCTTTCATGAAGCTTATCATGCAAGCGGTAATGGATTTTCAACCGACATTGATTCTATGGATCAAAGTCGTTGGCTGGATTTGGAAGAAACATTTGCAGAAAGTTCGGCACACTACATGGTTTCGCAATACGGTATTACAGAACTAGCACCTTCTTATCCTGACAAACTTGTGAAGATGCTTCCAAGGTTGAAGAAACTTCCTGAGTTCAAAGGATGCAAAACTATCGCAGACTTTGGAAAGGTAGCACAAGAAGCCCGTCAGAACGGTGGGGGATCGGTTTGGAAAGATATGTCACAACGGGCAATGCGAAAAAAATTTGATTTTGCCGCATATACAAAACAATATTTTCAAACCATCAGAAAAGATATTCCCGGTATGGTTGATAAGATACTTGAAAACATGCCTGAATCTAAACAATATCGCAAAGATATGATAGATGATTTAACAAAAGCTATGGATAATGTTGATACATACGGTTTTCCGCTTGGTGATAATCAATCACTCATGCTGAATAATGCGGTTGCTGTTGAAATGGGGAAAATGGGGGTATTGTAAATGATACGTTATATTCCTGATGAATTGTTCGTAGATTTGAAGAACAAAGAAAAAGTGAAGAAAATCCTTAATGACATTCCCGACACAAGTTTGAGGATTCCCGGAATCAAAACTATTGAGGATGGGATCAGGGAAATTAAAGAACTGGGTGAAACCAAGGTTGCAAATTTCCTTGGCCACAGGTGAGGAAAGCACGGTCAAACAGCCGTGCTTTTCTTATGCCTTAACAAGTTATCAAGGAATTGCTGAAAACGCCTGTATGACCGTTATATGAGGTCAGAGAGGGGGTTCTACATGTGCATGAGAAGCGCAGAAAGGCGGTGATCCAGCTTATCTTCCAGCCATGGGTTAAATGGCATGGGAAGGCCACACTTCACGGTGTGGTCTTTTCTTTTGTCCGATAAAGGGTGATGACGTTTAAAAGCACCCCGAAATAACCGCCGGTCACAGCGGATATACAAAATGTGATTGGTTCCCGGTAGACACCGGATATAAAAACAGCAATCAAAAGAAAGGAAAACAATTATGAATCTTGAATTTCTGAAGGCAATCTTAGGTGATGATCTGTTCAATCAGTTTGTTGAAAAGTTGAACGCTTACAACGGCGATGAAGCCAATAAGGACAAGCAGATCAAGCTTGCAAACCTGACAGATGGCGGCTATGTGTCCAAGGATAAATACACAGACCTTGAAACGACACTGACCGGCAAGCAGTCAGAACTGGAAAAGGCAAATGGACTGATTGAAGAACTGAAGAAGGGTGCCGGAAAAGACACAGAACTTCAGCAGAAAATCAGCGGTTATGAAGCACAGGTTGCAGACCTTCAGGCCGAAAATAAACGCCTGAAAGCTGAAAACGCGCTGAAGTTTGCGCTGATTGAAGCCGGTGCAACAGATGTGGATTATGTGTTCTACAAGGCCAGTGAAAAGCTGAAGGCTGACGGTAAGACCATTGATCTTGGCGAAGATGGCAAGGTAAAGGGTATTGACGATCTGATTACCGGACTGAAGACGCAGCTTCCCAACCAGTTCAACGCTGGCAAGGATGGCGGTGACGGTGGCAAGGTCGTGGAACCGAATAACCTTCCACATGGTGACGGTGCAAAGACAGTTACCATTGATCAGTTCAGAAAGATGGGCTATCAGGAAAGATTGAACCTGAAGAAATCCAACCCTGAAGCATTCCACAAGCTTTCAGGCATGTAAACAAATATGAAAGAGAGGTAATAAGTTATGCCTAGAGTAGGTAATTTTGGCGGATTTGAATTTGATGAGGAAGTATTTTCCAGCATGATGCAGGAAGCGGATTTTTGGAGCAACCCGATTCTTGCTTCTGGTGTCGTTAGTGAGGATCAGACAATCATGAGCCTGATTGGTGATCACGGTAATGTGGCAACCATTCCGTTCTATAAGCCACTTTCCGTTTTTGACAGCGGAATGGATGCGCTGAACAACGATGGTCAGACCGACAATACACCGGTTCAGGTGTCCGGCGGCAAGCAGACTTGTATGCTGATCCAGCGGATGAAGGCATTCAAGGCACAGGATTTCACCAAAGAGCTGACCGGTGCTGACCCGATGACCAACATCAAATCCAAGATTCAGAACTACTACACACAGGTGTGGGAAAAGGAACTGATGAACATCATTGATGCGGTTCTTGGTGTTGCCGCCCTGAAATCCCACATTCATGACATCACAGCGGAGGGGGATGGTTCCATTCAGGATACTTCCCTGATTGATGCAGAACAGGTCGCACTTGGTGACAAGGCGGAAGGTCTGGGTCTTCTGGTGATGAATTCCAAGATTTATGCAAAGTACAAGAAACTTGGCATGGTGGACTATGACAAGTATACAGTTGGTCACGTTATTCAGACAGAAGTAACCCTTCCGCGCATCGGCGGTAAGATCCCGCTGGTGACTGATTACTATACTTCTGAAACAACCGGAACCAGTGATGCCAAGAAGACCGTCTATAAGACTTATCTTCTCGGTGAGGGTGCGTTCCTGTCTTGCGATAAGACGAACTATGAGAACCAGTACACCACGAACTATGACCCGGAGACTTCCGCTGGTGTCGAGAAGTTCTATACCAAGCAGGGTAAGGTTCTTCATCCGAATGGACTTTCCCTTGAGGTTGACAATATTGCCAAGGAATCCCCGGATTTTGCAGAACTTGGAAAGTCCGCGAACTATTCCCTGAAGTTCAATGCAAAGAACGTGAAGATTGGTGTCATGAAGTCCCTTGGCTAATTCGGGACTTGGAAGGGGTGAACCCGATGATTGTAAAAGTTGAAACATTAACTTCAATGGATGAATTCAGGGGTGTTGATTCAAACACCCTTGAACGAAAATTGAACAGCGTTGAACAGCTTATCCGGGCATACACCAACAATAATTTCCAGAATCGCGCCGTGAGGTTTGAAGCACGTTCAGAGGGTTCTAAGCTGATTGCTGCTGAAACCGTGTCACCTTTTCTGAAGGAAGGTGACACGGTTGAAATCAGCCAGTCAACCGTTAATAACGGCCTATACACTATAAAAAGTATTATGGGGGACAGTATTACAGTTGACCGTGATCTGTTTTCGGTTGATTACAATCTGGTGACGAAAGTAGAATATCCGGCTGATGTTCAAGAAGGCGTGATCAACCTTCTCCAGTGGGAAATTGAAAATCGCCAGAAGGTTGGAATCAAGCAAGAAACCCTTTCCAGACACTCCGTAACTTATTTTGATCAGGACGCAAACAATCAGGTGATGGGCTATCCGGTGGCCTTGCTTGGTTTCCTTGCGCCATATATCAAGGCAAGATTCTGAATGAAGATTGGCGGAAATATTACGGCAGCCATCCAGATTAAAACAAGCACAAAGAATGAATATGGTGAACGGGTGCCAAACTGGAAAGACATTAAGACTGTTAGAGGTTGGATTGATCTTTCTAACGGTACATCCGATTACCTGAATTACAATGCAAAGGTT